TTTTCCAGCGCTTTCAACTGCTCCGCCTGCCACATGGACCATTGCTTTTTCTCGTCAATCTCTTCCTGTTTGTGCCGGCGCAAATTCCGAATCATGGAACTAATCAGCTCATTTTCGATTGCTTCAAAAGCATCTCCGATATCGTACTGGTCATTAATCTTAGGCAACGGGATCACCTCCCGTTTGCATGTACCTTAAAACCTTGGCTCTTAAACTGCCGGATCAGAGCTTTTAACTGAGTAGTGCTTGTACAATGATCGTTCCTCAATTCTGCATAATCACCTTTTTCCACTGCGTACACTCCCTTTGGAACCTGTTCCTTTGCTATCTGAAGAAGCCCCTGGAACTCCTTCCGGTTCATTCTGTATGTTCTGTTTGCCACCTTTACCTTCATCTGTTCCTCCTATATTCACCTGAAATCCACCAGCTTCCAGATTGACGCCCGGCTCTTCTACTTCTCCGATTCCCAGTTCTTCCTTCAGCCGCTTGATTTCCTCCTGTTTCCAGGTATCGTCCTTATCGTCACCGTAAAGCTCGTCCACTGCTGCATCCACCGACATGATCTGTCCCTGTCGGGCTTTGCTGATCGCCTCTATCTGGGATTCAAAGGACGGGTTTGCGTAATCTCCAAATTCTACCGTCACCTCTACTGGTTTTACCGGTTTCCTGTAAAACTCGTTATAAGCTTTTAGTACAGTTTCTACCAGAAGCGGAATATCCACCTGCAGTGCATTGATGATGGTGTCTCTGGTATAAAGCGTAGCCTTTTCTTTTTCTCTCTGCGCCTCACTGTTATCCAGTTTTTTCACATCAATTCCAAGCGTTGACGGACTGATCAGCCCCTGCAGGCAGAGATCCAGGGCTGTACAGTAGGATGCCAGATAACTTTCATGAGGAATGTTAGGTTGCTCCACATCAATCATATTCTTGGCATTTTCTGACATATCGTTTCCCACTGCAATAAAACGGTTATCAAAATGGTTTGGTCTCATTAATTCTCCGGTTTCCGGATTTCTGGGGATCAGGCAGTCTGGAATATATTCCTTTGCACGTCCCATGCGGACCGCATCCATCCATTGTGACCACACCTCATCAAAAGCATCGTAGGAATCTATTTTTTTATCAAAGATACTTTGTCCCCGTTCATCCCACTTCCCGGATTCATAGAACTGAATCGGCACAGCCATCATATATTTCCCTTCTGGCTTATCTGTTCCAAACGCCACATCTACCAGGTTTTCGGTCTGTGGGATGCTTTTTAAAGAAACCTGCGTCTCTCCCCGGTACAGCTCATATGTAATCATTCCGTATCCGTAATACTCATAGAGAACATAATCCCGGCGGTCATGCCTGTACGCTGTTTTAAACACAATCTCCTTGATTCGTCCACGTTCTGTTACCAGTTCGATCCTGTCTCCCGGATAAAACTCAATGATCGGATACTGACTCAGCTGTGTATCAAAAGATATTTTAAAAGCCCCGTCTCCTATGTAGAGAGTTTCTTTCACTGCCTTCTCCAGTTTTTTACGGAATTTATTGTCTTTATCAATCTGTTCCCATAATTCCTGTGTCGCCTGGTCTTTTTCAATCTGGATGTCAAGATCTGCCAGGGTGATTCCTGCCAGAGTATCTACAACCAGTGCCGGAAGTCCTGTATGGATCTTCCTGATTTCCTGTCCCGGTGTGCTCTTGCAGGCCCAGAACTTATACTTATCTACCCCTGTGTCAATCTGACTGTAAAGCTGCTGCAGTTCCTCACTGTCACCACGGTACCAGATCCGGTTTTTGATTGCATTTGCTTCATAGTCCAAAGGTTCATTGATCAGTATGTTGGCTGGACTGGCCTCCTGGACATTCAGCCAGCTCCGAATCCCACGTTTTACATTTTCGCTCAATTTTTTCGTCCACCTCATTTCTTATCCTCCTCGAAGCCGATCAGATGCCTGTAAGGAATCCAGGCGTACTGCTGGCTGTTAATTGTATGGTCGTGTCCGTCCTCCGGTTCATCCTTATCTTCTTTCCAGCTGTAGGAATCCAGCTCTGCCAGATGCTCTGTACAGGTATCTGCCACTAAATAGCATCCCTGCTGGATCCAGCCAATCTGCAGGTTGATTCGATCCAGAATCGTAACCTTTTTATAGCTGTCGTAAAAACTGTACAGGCAGCCTTTCAGACGCTTATACTTGTTCAGCTCCGTAATCGTCGCCTGATCGGCATTATCAATAAACACATCCCTGGCAAATCCCCAGTCCTTCCGGCACTCTTCCAAAAATGCAATGAATTTTACTGCCGTATCCGAAGGAGCAAGAGGAACCTCCAGTTTCGCATTGTTATAAACCTTTTCTGCCAAGGTAATCAGTTTCCTGTCCTCTGTGATCCCCTGAAACACCATAGCAATGGTATCCGGAGATTTGCTGGAATACGAGGTATCCAATCCTGCTGTAAATTTCTTAAATTTCAGCTTTCCGGATTTCACCTGCTGCCGTACCCACTCAGCAGAAACTACATGCTTCTTCCGGTCAAAGTTCGGAAAGATCAGACCGGTTGCTTTTCCTCTAAGTCCCTCAATCTTATTCTTCCAGATTTTGGTTCCTTTCGGGGTATTCTGTATGATCTTCTGCAATTTCTCCTTTGGAAGTCCTGCATTATCCTTAAAAGAAAAGAACCAATGGACCCAGCCGGGTTTTGGTTCTTCTTTCAGCTCATCTTTAATTTCTTTCGGAGTTTCTTCTTCCCATTCCGGAAGAGGCCTGGAACAGTTGATATACTCTTTGTAAACATCCAGATTCGGATCATCCGGATTCAGAGTTGCCATCAGATAATCACAACGCATGGCAGATTCCCGGACGAAATCTATATCCGCTGTATTGATCTCATCAATGTACAGACATCCATACTGACCGCCAAGAGCATCCTTCCACTTTCGTTTGTTTCCGTAGCCGATTACAAATATGATCTTGTCTCCGGAGGATGTGTGGAACAGAATATGTGGCATCTTATATTCACCAGATCCGTTGCCTTTGTACTCTGCAAGAACTCCAAAATCATCCAGTATACCCAGATCTTTGTTGATGATGTTCTTTTCTGCCGCTCCGGTATCGTCTGCCGCAAGGATATGAAGTTTCTTCGGGCTTTCGGCTACCTTCAGCATAAACTTAAAGAGACCTACTGTAGTTTTTCCTGCTGCCGTGGTCAGGTACCTTCAAGATATTCTACAGGGGCGTCACATCTCAGGAAGGCTTTGTATTTCTCTGATAATATCAATCTCTCAGAACTCATGAAGCTTAACCACCTCCCCGCATCTGTTGAAGCAGATCGTCAAGTTTATTCTTTTCTTCATTAATGCCAGACAGCTCTACTTTGTCTTTAAACATACCAAGATGTTTGCCCAGCAATTCCAGGGCTTTCAATTTGTCAGCCATCTTGATTTCACGTTCCAGCCCGTCCTCACCAAAGGTTTTTACCTTCACCGACTGTATAGCAGCCGTGTCCTCAGGAGCTGCATCCGGCTTCAGCGTTGCCGTATCGGCATCTATCACGTCGCTGGCATTTACAAAAGCAATCTTTGCCAGTTCTGTTACCACCCGATCAGCATTGACACCGGTACGCTTGCTGCGTTCTGCCATGGCTTTTGCAATACGCGCCTGAATGTCAGGTTTTGTCAGGTTTTCACTCCCAATAGATTTTGCTGTATCCGGGCTGTAGCCGGCTCTGATGGCAGCCTGAGTGGCATTCAGGTCAATCAGGTATTCTTCCACAAATCTTTTCTGTTTCTTTGTCACTCAGGTTCACCTCCTTTTGGCTGAGCAGCGGTTTCCAGTATCCATGTACAAGGGTATGGTTTTGTTGCATAATAAAAGCACCCTGGATTATTTCTGAGTGCTGTACTGAATCTTCTTGGGAGCGAACCTCGGACCGAATGCTCTGTCATTTATAAAAATTTTTCAAAACATCCATTGTAACTTCTCCGGATCTCCTGTATCATCTTCTGTATGTTTTATTTTAAATTCACCAATAGATGTTCTATCGTCAGCATTAATAATAGCTAGTTCGCATATATTTGCATCGCAAACAATTTTATCAATCTTTTCTATTTTTTTAGTCATATTGATTACTCCCCTATTAAACAAAGAAAAAGGAGGCAGTTCGACCACCTCCTAGTTTATTTTAATATTCAATCCTAATGTCTATATCCTGATAATTAATTTGGGACGTGAATAAAACAATATCATTTCCATCTGTTTCTAAACCACACACTTTATCATTTACTGTATCAGATGTTTTTGACACTTGCTCAATACAGTCAATTACCTGTTTCCTTAAGTTATTTATTGAATTAATGTACCTTTGACACATTTCAA